TCTTAAAAAAAGTAAGATGCTTTCAGGTGGTCAAGTTAAATTAGATAAAAACAAAGATGGCAAAATATCTGGTGAAGATTTTAAAATGATGAAAAGAAAAAGAGGAGGCTCTACTCCAGGACTTAAAAATTATGTTAAGAAAAGTGATAGCAAAGAAAAAATGATTAAAGTTATGGAAGATGGTATTACTAAATTTGTAAAAAGATCTAAAGTTATGGATAACCCAAGTAAGTATACACCTGCTCCTTCCTCTATGCATTCAAAAGAAAAGTCACAAGGAGGTTCTCCATTCAGAAAAGCTATAATAGAAAGAGCTAACAAAAGATCACCTGGTGAAAGATTTAGTGAAGTTGATATAGAATTTGCAAAACAAAGTTTAAAAAGAAAAGGCGGAGGTTCTGCAATTTCTAAAAAAAAATTAAAATACACAGCAGCAAATAAAGGAGCTATGATGAATAAATCAACAAAAGGATATGGTGCAGCTAGAACATCTGGCATGGGCCTTCAAGACGAACAAGTTAAACCAGGTAAAGTACAAAAAGCTTTCTTGGGAGTAATGGCTATGAAAAAAGCAAAAAAGAAAGGTGCAAAGGGAGCAGAGTTTTTATCTCCAGCACTATTAGCTAAAAGAATTCTTGGTAAAAAAGCAGGTGGACCAGTAGGTGGTTCTAGAAGAAATCCAACGGGAGGTTCTAAAAACCCAAAACCTGGAAACATGATGAATCCAGAAACACTTGCTAAACTTAAACAGCAACTTAATCGTTTTAAAGAGACATCTAAAAAAGGTGGTGGAGCAGATGAAAGTAAAAGAATGTCTAAAAAAAATATGAGTGATATTGAAAGATTAATGGAAAGAATTGGAAAACTTACACCAGGTGGAAGAATGGGAAGTGATCTAGGGGATAGACTTAGAAGAAAAAGAGAAAATAAGATTATGACTCCCTTAAAAAAAATGGGTGGAGGAATGACGATGAAAAAATATAATAAAGGTGGCTCGGTTACTGCTAGCTGTAAGCTTGGTAGAAACAAAGCGACTAAACTTTATTAGTTGCTATTCAGCCCCGGTAAGGCTAAAAGGATAAATATATATGGCTGTTGAGAAAAGTAATATTCCTGAAATAACGGAAGAAGAAAAAGTAGAATTACAGGAAGGCCAGCCTATTATTGATGAGGAAGTTGACGAAGTAACAATAGAAGGAGAAGAATCTCCTGAACAAAAACTTCAAGATGATTTTAATGCTAATTTAGCAGAAGACATGGACGAGAGAACTCTATCTCGTATGTCCATTGAACTTGTTGACGATTATAAAAAAGATAGAGAATCAAGAAAAGATTGGGAAGAGGCTTACATAAAAGGTTTAGATCTTTTAGGTGTTAGATATAGAGAAGTATCCAGACCATTTAAAGGTGCATCCAATGTCACTCATCCGTTGTTAGCAGAAAGTGTTACACAATTTCAAGCACAAGCTTATAAAGAATTAGTACCCTCTGATGGCCCGGTAAGAACTCAAATTGTAGGAGTGCAAACTCCACCAATAGAGTCACAAGCAGATAGAGTTAAAGAGTACATGAACTACATGTTAATGGAGAAGATGGAAGAGTACACAACGGATATGGACCAAATGCTTTTTTATTTACCACTGTCCGGTAGTACTTTTAAAAAAATATATTACGACTCATTAAAGCAAAGGCCTGTATCTAAATTTATCCCAGCGGAAGATTTAGTAGTTCCTTATTATGCTTCCGATTTAAAAGATACAGATAGAATTACACACGTACAAAAGATGACGGAGAACGAAGTCTTAAAACAAATGTCAGCTGGATTTTACCGAGAAGTAGAATTGACAGGTAGCAATGAGACAACGGACAACGTGCAAAATAAAATAGACGAGCTTGAAGGTGTTAAAAGCACAGGTGAGGATACTTTAAATACAATTTTAGAAATGCATGTTGATTTACATTTAGATGACTATGATGAGAAATTTGATTCACGTGCAAAAAATGTTAAAATTCCTTATGTAGTTACTATTGATGAAGGCTCAGGAGAAGTTCTATCTATTTATAGAAATTACAGACCCGATGATCCTACATACAAAAGAATTGAATATTTTGTACATTACAAATTTTTACCAGGTCTTGGTTTTTATGGTTTTGGCCTTACACACATGATTGGTGGTTTATCACAAGCCGCAACACAATCTTTAAGACAATTAATTGATGCAGGTACTTTAAAAAATTTACCCGCAGGGTTTAAATCCCGTGGTATTAGAGTTAGGGATGATGATCAACCTATTCAACCAGGAGAGTTTAGAGATGTAGATGCACCTGGTGGGAATATTAGAGATCAATTTTTTAATCTACCGTTTACAGAACCCTCAACAACTTTATTTAATCTATTAGGTTTCTTGGTTCAGGCAGGACAAAAGTTTGCTGCTATTACAGATTCAGGTGTAGGTAACGATACACAAAATAGATCGGTTGGAACTACAGTTGCTTTAATGGAAAGAGGATCACGTGTAATGAGTGGTGTTCATAAGCGTTGTTACTACGCTATGAAAATAGAATTTAAAATTTTAGCAAGAATTATGGGTGAGTTTTTACCCCCGGAATATCCTTATGATGTTTATGGAGGCCCCAGAATGATTAAAGCACAGGATTTTGATAACAAAGTAGATATTTTACCAGTCGCTGATCCTAATATTATGAGTATGGCTCAAAGAGTTATGCTTGCACAGACACAATTACAAGTAGCCCAATCAAATCCACAGCTACACAATATTCATGAAGCATATAGAAGAGTTTACGAAGCGTTAGGTACTAAACAAATCGAAGCATTATTGAAACCACCGCCACCGGCTCCCGAACCAATGGATCCAGCGAAAGAAAATGCACGTGCTTTACAGATGCAACTACTAACTGTTTTTGAATTTCAAGATCACGATGCTCATATTGCAGCTCACATGGCATTTATGCAATCTAGAATGGTTCAAATTAATCCACCTGTTTATGCTTTACTACAATCTCATATTTCTGATCATGTTTCGTTTAAAGCAACACAAGAAGTTAGAGAACAATTAATGAGTGATCCTAATATGGCCATGCTACAAAAATCAAATCCACAAGAATTTCAAATTAGGTTTGATAAAGCAGTCGCAACTGCTGTCGCAGAAATTACAGAGCAATTAATTCAAGGGGAAATGCAACAAGCAGCAGGAAAACAAGACCCACTTGTAAAATTAAAGCAGCAAGAGATAGATCTAAAAGCTATGGACCTTCAAAGAAAAGCTGAAGAGACAAAAATGAGGGCTCAAATGGACATGCAGCAAGAAGCATCAAGATTAGATTTCCAATACGATAAGTTAAGTGAACAATCACAACAGTCTGACGAACGATTAAAAGTAGCGAGAGAAAAAATTGCCAAGAAGTAATGAAAAAGGATTAAGTGGAGGTGTACGTTATGGACCACCACCTAAAAGAGGGCCAAACCCACAAGGTTTAACTGAAAAGAAGTTTAAAAGTGTTAAAAAATACACCAAAAAACTCATACGAAAGTCTTCCAGTACAGTCTAAATTACTTTTTTTAGCTGGAGTCTTTGATGGAGAAGGAAGTTTTGGCATTTGGTCAAAAGGAAAAAATAGAACAAAAATATTTGCATGTACTATTGAGATGTCCGACCAGGATACTCTACAAAGATTCTCAGATATGTTCGGAGCTAACGTTATTCCTTGTAAAAAACGTCAAAGACACCACAAACAAACCTGGAGATGGAGACAAACAGGCTACAGGGCTTTCTTGATCATAGATAAAATGATAGACTTCATGAGTATTAGAAGACAGGAGAATTATAATGTGGTTAAGTGCAATAAAATTAGCGGCCCAAGCAGGTACGCACATCTTCAAGAAGCGTCAAGAGACAAAGATGCTGATGGCCGATGCGCAAATGATGCACGCAAGAAAAATGGCGCAAGGTGAGGAAGCTTACCAGGGAAAACTGTTAGAATCTAGAAATTCAGATTGGAAGGACGAGGCAGTTTTAATAATTCTAAGTTTGCCCATAGCAATTTTGGCCTGGGCAGTCGTAAGTGACGATCCGGGAGCGATGGACAAAGTAAAATTGTTTTTTGAGATGTTCTCAGAGCTTCCCAAATGGTTCACAAATTTATGGATCCTTGTCGTGGCGAGCATCTATGGTATAAAAGGAACTCAGATCTTCAAAGGCGGAATGAATAAGGATAAAAAATGAAAAAGAAAAAAATTTTAAAAGCTTTTAAGGGCGCGGAAGCTGATACTAGAAGAGGGAAAGCTATGTCTCCTGGAACTAGTACAACAGGCGGTTCTAGAGGAGAAAAAGGACCCGGCTCATCTAAAATTGGTCCAACCGTAAAAGACGTTCCTTTTAAAAAACCATTAGGTTTTGCAAAAAGTTTAGCCTTAAGTTCGGTATTACCTTTTGGTGGACCTTTAGTAAATTATGTAGCCAAACAAAATTATAAAGCTAGACAAAAATTTTCTAGAAAACAAGGTTTATATAGAGATGCCTACAGAACTACGGGAAAAGTGTTACAACCAAATTCTAAAATTGGAAAAGATTATTTAAAAGATGCAGGATTTGGAAAACGACCAGATCCAATAATTAACAATAATGATTCGGATCCAATTAAAAAAATTCTCCCTATTCTAGACACACCAATGGAAGAAATACAAACAACTTCTTATAAAAAACCAACAGTGACAAATGGTGTTTTTAATTATTCTGTAGGATTGAAAAAAGGCGGAATGTTAAGACAAGGTAAACCAAAATTAGCAAAGAAAGGTTGGAAGTAATGACTAAATTATGTGCTAGGGGTAAATCAGCCGCTAAAAGAAAATTTAAAGTATATCCTTCAGCGTATGCAAACGCATATGCATCAAAAATATGTGCAGGAAAAGCAAAAGATCCATCAGGAGTAAAAAGAAAAGATTGGGGACCAAAGAAAATGAAAGTTGGTGGAATTAATACAGCTTCACACATGAAAGAAATGAAAAAAGCTAGTATCAAAACTAAAAAGGTTGCTAAAGCTTTACACAAAGCATCGGGATTACATAAAGCACAAGCTAAGACTTTAGAAACAATAAAATTAGCAAGAGGTGGCGGAGCAGCTATTAGAGGAACTAATTTTAAGGGTGTATTTTAGTGAACAAGAAAGGTTCTTGTTGGGAAGGCTACGTTCAAAAAGGTATGAAAAA